ATGTGTATAAGAGCCAGCCCCTGGCGCTAAGCCGCCCCCGGTCTTCGCCGGCCTCCCTTCGCTCAACGGCGCTGCTGGCACTGCCGCCCGCGCGCCCGCGCCGATCACCGAGGCCGACATCTTCAACGCGGCGCCGCCCAACATGGGCGGCCGTCAATAGCGCCAGGCGCCGAGGGCGTCTGACGGGGATCACCCATGGCCGTCACCAACACCCCCAGCTCACTCGAAATCCAGAAGTGGCGCCGGGACTTCTTCGTGGAGTACCAGCGCGACAACCTGTTCGCCCCCTACCTGGGGAACGGGCAGAACGCCGTCATCATGCGCGTCAACGAGCTGAAGGATGAGGGTGAGCAGATCACCATCCCGCTCGTCGGCCGCCTGACCGGTCAGGGCCAGGTCGGCGCCAACACCCTCGTCGGCAACGAAGAGGCGATGGACCAGTACGGCCACAAGATCGTGATCGACTGGGCCCGTCACGCGATCCTTCTCAACAAGAAGGAAATGCGCAAGTCGGCAATCGACCAGATGAACGCCGTTCGGCCGCTGCTGAACGAGTGGGCCGCGGCGAAGCTCCGCGACGACATCTGCAAGGCGTGGGCGACCATCCAGCCGTCCGGCACCGCCTCGTCGCTCGTTGGCAACGTCCAGGGCATCCCGATGGCGATGGCGACCGCGGCGCAGATGAACGCGTGGCTCATCGGCAACGCCGATCGCGTGCAGTTCGGCAACGGTCAATCGACCCTCGTGGCCGGCAACTTCGCCGCGTCGCTCGCGAACGTGGACACCACCAACGACCTCGCGACCGTCTCGGCGTTCAACCGGGTCAAGCGCATCCTCAAGCAGGCCGATCCCCGCATCCGCCCGCTGCGCGTCGATGGTGGCCGCGAGTACTTCGTCACCTTCATGCCGTCGCCGGTCTTCGCCGATCTGTCGAACGACCCGGCCATGATCGCTGCCAACAAGGATGCCCGCGCCCGCGAGGGCAACGGCATGGACGACAACCCGCTGTTCCAGGACGGCGACCTGATGTACCGCGGCATGATCTTTCGGGAGATCCCGGAGATGGGCCAGTTCTTCCGGTTCGCCGGGGCTGGCACCGCGGGCGTCGACGTGTACGGCACCGTCACTGTCGGCCAGCAGGCCATGGGCTACGCGATCGGCCAGCTCCCGGCTCCGACGACCCGCTCGGATGACGATTACGGCTTCCTGAAGGGGCGCGGCGTCGAGATCTGCTACGGCATCTCGAAGATCGTCAAGGGACGCAACAGCATCTCGTCCACCGGCGTCGCAGCCAATACCAACGCCGATTGGGGCACCTTCACCAGCTTCTTCGCGACCCAGTCCGCGAACTGATCCGCAGCGGGCGGCTGATCCTGGCCGCCCCAGCCTGCCCCCGCATTCGGAGCCCGTTCAATGGCGACCCCTCCCAGAAAGCTTGAAAGCCAGGTCACTCACGGCATCCGTCGCCGCGTCTCGTTCAGCGACAATGCATCCGCAGGCGTCGAGATCGGCGTCATTCCGGCCGGTTCCCACGTCCGCCCCGTGTCCGTCTCCGTCGAGACGGCGTTCACGGGCGGCACGCCGAGCGTCACGGTCGGCACCACCGCCGTTCCGGCCGCCTTCGCCACCTCGACGGGCATCGCGCCCGGCACGGCCGGCTACAAGGCGGGCCTGACCGGCACGGGCCAGGGCAACGTCACGGCCGACACGCCCGTGCTCGCCTTCGTCTCGGGCGGCGCCACGGCCGGCCTCGCTGACATCTACGTCGAGTTCTATCCGCACCCGCTCTGAGGAGGGCCGCATGCCCAAGCTCACCTACAAGGCCCTGCGGCCCGATGATCCGGTCTTTACCCGCGTCGGCAGCTACTCGTTCGAGAACGGCAAGGCCGTCGATGTGGATCAGGAGACCTACGACAATCTGAAGGACAATCCGTGGTTCGGGGGCGGCTCCGCCTCCGATCGCAAGGATGCCGCTGCGGCGGCTGGCGCCACCATGGCTCCCGGTCCCGACAGCGGCATCGACTCCTCCGTCATGCCGGCTTACCCGCCGGGCGGCGGCATGAAGTACGCTCCGGAGGCGGTGAAGACCGAAGCCGGCATGGTGCCGGCTGACGATGCCGATACCGACGAGGACATCGGCGACTTCCAGATCAAGCACAAGGGCCGTGGCGTCTACGACGTGCTGCGCGGCGGTGAAGTCGTGACGGGCGGGCTGTCCAAGGCTGACGCCGAGGACTACGTGCGCGCCCGCACGGTCTGACGAGAAAGGTCGCGCGGGGCACTCACTCGCGCGACCGCCTGCATTGCGGAAAACCTAGTTCATGCTCCGTTTGCTGCTCCTGGGCACCTGCGCGCTCGTCTCTGCATCCTGCGCGATGGCGGAAGATCTGCCGCTGGCCATCAACGTCGGCGCGCAGCCCAACGACAACACGGGCGATCCCATGCGGATCGCGTTCATCAAGACCATGCGTGCGGTGAACGCCCTGCATGGCGCGCGCGGGCAGCCGAACGGCATCGCCACCCTCGACAGCACCCAGAGGCTACCCACCAGCCAGCTTCCGGTAGGACTGCCCGGGGTGACCGTAACCCCTTCAGGAGGCGACGCCCTCCGCCCGCTGTCGAGCCTGTTTGCGGACCGCGCCAACGTCGCGTCCTTCCAGGGGCAGGATCTCGCTACCAAGTTCACCAAAGCGTGCAACAGCCTGCCGTCCTCCGGCGGCACGATCTACATCCCGGGCGGGCAGTACACATCCGACCACATGCTGGTCTGCGATGGGCGCCGCGTGTCCGTGGAGGGCGACGGGCCGGGCATAACTGTCATCACGTTCACGAGCGCGGCGGCCGGGCGCGCTGGCATGTCGTTTTCGTCGGGCGATCAGTCTCGCCAGGTGAACGTGCGCGATCTCTCGCTCCTGACCAGCGTCGATCAGGTCAACGGCAACAAGGCCATACAGGTCATCCACCCGTCCGCCGTGAACCTGTCCGTGTTCATGGGGCCGCGCATCTCTCGCCTCGAGGTGGCGGGCACGGGCAACAACTCGGCGTATTGGGGCACCGGTATCAGCCTGCGCAACGTGTCTTCCTATCGCGTGGACGACATTTCGATCCGCGGCAAGGACATCGGCGGCGCCACCTCGTTCCCGTCCGCTGCTATGGACGCGGCGGTGGAGCTGATTGGTGACCCTGGCCGACAGTGCTCGGACGGCATGGTCACCGGTCTCAGCGTCGTCTTCGCCCGCTACGTCGGCAAAGCCACCGGCGACTGCGAGGGCAACCACTGGGACCGCATCGTCGCTCTCGCGGTTGACACGGGGCTGTACTACCCGGCCCACAACGCTTGGCCGGGCGTCTGGCTAACGAACAGCCACATCAATAGCTTTCGCTATGGTGTGAATTTTGAGGGAGTGGTTCAGGCTCAGATCAAGGGTAATTTGCTGTATAAATGGACCGGCAGCGCCCAAGATTGGGTCGGCGTCAACCTGAACTGGCACGGTTCGCTCGGATCCAGCAACAACATCATCGCGGACAATCAGTTCATCGGCTACGCGCCCGCCGGTAGCGGGCAGGGCTACGCCGCCGGCGGCAAGGCGACTGCCATTGCCGTCCCTGGCGGCGACGGCAACCTGATCTCGCGAAACTATTCTGTCTTTAATGATTGGGTCTTTGATTTCGCCAACCTCGGATCTACAAATATTGTTAGCGACAATGTCCAGGCCAACACCGTTTCAGGGTGGTTCAGGCAGATCGGCCTCAATACGATCTCCAGCAACAACAATCCACCCCTCGCTGGCACAGACCCCGCCTTCGTTTCCTTCAGCCCGGGAAGCACGACGGCCAACGTCGGTGCGTGGTTCCAGCGGATTTTCTACACGAACAATCCCACTTCGCCGGCGACGATGACAGATTTCACCAACGCTGAAGTTGGCCGGCAGATCACGATCATTGCTCAGGACAACAACACGACCATCGCGCACAATGCCCGGATCAAGCTCAAGGGCGCGACGAACATGGCGATGGTGTCGGGCGCCTCGCTGACGCTCCTCAACATCGGCCCCTTCTGGCAAGAGGTCGGGCGTTCTCAATGATCCGCTGCGCTGCCCGTCAACATTGGAGCCGTCATGGCTGACGTTCTGCCTCTCGGCGTCGATGCCAACGACATCACGTCGGACAGCACCGAGTACACCGCGGACAGGACCCTTCGGCGGGGCCCGTCGCGTGGCTCGCGGTCGTACTACGTTCAGGACGATGTCGTTCAGCGCGTGCTCACCCGCTTGGGCGAGGTGGGGTTCGGGCAGTCTCAGGAGCCCGAGGCACAGAGGCGCGTCTGCGATGCGCTGCCCGGCATCCTCGAGGAGCTGGCCCTCGATGAGATCTATGCCTTTCCGCTGGACGAGGCGGTGCCTGGCGCTGCGATGGACCCGCTGTCAGCCATCGTCGCGAGCCGGCTTGCGGACGACTTCGGCCTGGGCGCGGATGAGGCGACGTTGCTCGGTCAGCGGGAGCAAGGCGCCATCGCCCGCCTGCGCCGTTACCGGGCCGCTCCGGTCTTCAACGAAATCCCGACGCGCCCCGACTACTTCTGATGGTCGCCGTTCCCTTCCCTACATCATCCGGGCCCGGCGCCATCCCGGGAGAAGGCAGCGGTCGGCTGGTCAACGTCTTCGCGGCGAAGGACGGCGCCGTGGTGCGCTGGTATCCAGTGCCGGGCCTGGACGTCGTCGCGCAGCCTAAGGCAGTGGCTCCGCGCGGCGGCCTCGTCGTCGGAGCCTCGCTCTACCTCGCCAGAGAGGATTTGCTGTTCGTCCTGCGCGGGGACGGCCGGTTCTCCCGGGTCGGCGCGCTCGATGGCTCAAAGCCGGTCACGATGGCGCGCAACAACCGCGCTCCTGTCCCGGACGTGGTCGCCGTGACCGATGTCGGCGCCTTCGTGGTCACGGCGACGGGAGTGCAGGACTACCCAGGCACCGTCATTGGCCAGCCGAACAGCGTGTCGTTCTTGGACGGCTATTTTCTGTTCACCTATGCTGATGGCACGATCCGGGCGAGCGGCACCACGGCGGAGCCGACCAACACCACGGCGATGAACGACCAGAGCTACACGCGTGCCGAGGCCAAGCCCGATGGCCTGCTGCGCGGCACCGTATCGGCCGGCCAGTTCTTCGCTTGGGGCGCCTCGTCGGTAGAGGTCTATGACGATGCCGGCACGTCGCCCTTCCCCTTAGCCCGATCGGCAGTGATCCCGGTCGGGCTGCTTGGGCCCTGGTGCGTGGCCGGGTTCGAGGACGGGTGGGATCGTCAGCAGATCTTCGTGGCTTCTGACGGCACGGTGCGGCGGCTGAGCGGCTATCAGCCGGAGATCGTAAGCACCCGGGCGGTCGAGCGCTTCATCGCCGCCGCGCCGCGCCCTGACAGCCTGCGGGCCTGTGTCTACACCCACGGCGGCAACGCGATCTGGGCCCTCTCGAGCCCCCGCGGCACATGGGAGTTCAACGCCACGGTCGGCGAATGGAACGAGCGCATGTCGCGCGGGCAACTTCGTTGGCGGGCCGAGACGAGCATCCGGTTCAACAATCGCTGGATCCTCGGCGACGTGGTGACAGGCGACGTCCTGGCGCTCAACCCGGCAGGGCGGCGCGAGGCAGGCGAGACCATCACCTCTCGCATCGAGAGCCAGCCGCTGGCCTCGTTCCCGGCTCGCACCCGGGTGTCCGGGCTCGAGGTCGACATCACGACCGGCCAGGGGCGCGCGGCCGGCGCAGCCCCGATCGAAACCGATCCGTCCTGCCTCATCTCGTGGTCGCACGACGGCGGCATGTCCTGGGGCAACGCCTTGCAGCGCCCGATCGGACCGCCAGGCGTCGGAGGCCGACGTGTTTCCGTGGGCGATCTCGGCCGCTCGACGCGCGAAGGGCTGCGGGTTGCCGTCGAAGTGAGCGATCCGGTGCCGTTCGTCTTCAAGGGCGCGGATCTGCCCCGCGTGACAGTTCGGAAGCCCTGATGCCGCTCCCCGCTGACTTCCCGCCGCGGCCAACACCGCCGCCGCCTAGCGTGCCGCTCACCGACGAGGCGTGGCGGCGCTACCATGTTGCCCTCAACCGCTGGCTCGGCCGGCTGATGGAAGTTCTCTGATGGGGCTCTTCGACGCCTTGACCGGGGCCGCGTCTCAGCGTGCGGCCAAGAACAACGCTTTCGCCATCCAGGCCGGCACGGGGCTGGCCGCGGACGCGCTGACGAACGGCTACGCCAACGCTCAGGGCTACCTTGGCGTCAACAACGGTGGCAACGCGCTCCTGTCGCTCGGCTCGGGCTATGCGGACGCGCAGAACGCGCTACGCGGCCAGTACGGGCAGACGCAGGGCTACCTTGGGCAGCTCGGCGGCCTCTACGACCACATGGCGCAGGGTGGGCGCTCCGCCTACGATGCCTACCTGAACGCGACTGGGGCGAATGGCGCCGCGGGATCGCAGGCCGCCGCCGCAGCCTTTCAGGCGAGCCCCGGCTACCAGTACGCGCTAGACCAGGCCCTCGGCGCCGTTCAGCGCTCGGCCGCGGCTCGAGGCGGCCTTGCCGGCGGGAACGCGACGGCCGACATCCTGGCGACCGCCAACGGCCTCGCCAACCAGGGCTATCAACAGTACGTCAGCAACCTCGGCAACGCCGCGACGAGCTACGGCACCGGCTTGGCCGGGCAGGCGCAGGGTGTGGCCGGCCTCGCCAACGCCTCGCAGAACCTCGGCACACAGCTCGGCGGCCTCGCGCAGGCCTACGGCCAGAACCAAGCCAACGTCTACGGCACGGCGGCCAACCAGCAGGCCCAGTTCGGCAACGCCGTGGCGGGGGTGCAGACCAATGCTGCCAACGCCCTAGTGCAGAACAACAATAACCTCGCGCAGGCGCAGAACCAGGCCAGCGCGAACGCGCTCGGGCTTGGCAAGAGCCTCGTCGGCGGCCTGTTCGATTTTGCGGGCGGTGGCGGCAAGCTGTCTTCGCTGGGCAACCTTTTCTCGTAAGGCGACGATATGTCGGGCGGTCTTGGCATTCCTCTGATCGACTTCAGCGACGTTAGGCAGGCGATCGGCGGCCTTGCGAAGCTCGGCCAACGCGAGGAGGCGCAGAGACTATACGGCCAGATGCTTGACGCCAATATGGCGGCACAGGGGCAGCAGAGCCAGCCGCTTTCGTCTCTCGGCTCAGTCGTGCCGGCGACCGGTGTGCCTGGGGCCGCTGGCGTGGCCGCTGGGGCGCTTCCTGCCGGCAGGCTGCCCACCTTCGCCGGGGGCAGCCCCGGGGCGATGGCGATGCCGAGTGGCGTCGGCGGCGATGCCGAGAAGAAGTTCGTCGACGCCCTCAAAGGTGGCGGCTTGACCAACCCCTACGGCCTCGCCGCGGTGGCGGCCTACGCGAGCCGTGAGAGCGGCTACAAGGGCAGCAATATCAACGGCTCGTGGAGCGATCCGAGCGAGAGTGGGCAGCCCGGCACCTCTGGCGGCATCCTGTCGTGGCGCGGCGATCGGCTCGCCAACATGCGCAAGTTCACGGCCGGCGCACCGGATCCGGTGACGGCGCAGGCGCAGTTCATGCTCTCCGAAAACCCGCGGCTGACACAGGCCCTTCAGAACGCTGGCAGCGCCGAAGAGGCGAACCGTCTCATGGCGAATGCTTGGCAGTTCGCTGGCTACAACCGGCCGGGCGGTGAGAACGCGGCGCGCCTGAACGCCACGCGCGCCTATCTTGCGCGGCTGAACGGAGGCGGGTTCGACGCGGCTCCGTCCGGCGCTCCGGCGATAACCCAGGTGGCAGGTGCAGGCGGCCCGATCGTGTCCGGCACGAACCCGGCGCGGCCTCCGATGCGCCTGCCGGCTGCTGCCGTCACTGGGGCTGCGGCAGCGCAGGCGGCTCCGGCGGCGGACATGCCGGCCCCTGGCGCGCAGCCCGTTGGCGGGTATGCAATCCCCGGCGGTGGGCAGATCATCCCGTCATCCCCGAGCGGGGAATTCTCGCCCGGCACCGTTGCTTCGCCGCCGGTCGCTCAGGCAGGGGCGGCATCCGCAACGGCACTGGCCCCGGCCGCGGCGCAGAGGCTGACGCCGGCCCAGGCGCAGAACCTGCGCGCGATGCTCGCCAACCCGCTCACACAGGGGTACGCCACCAAGATCATCGAGGGGCTGAACAAGCCCTCGGAGTTCTCCTTCCAGGTCGTCGGGGACCAACTCATCCGCACGTCCAAGGACGGCCGCGCCGAGGTGGTGCCTGGCATCAACAAGCCGCCGTCGTTCTCGGTGGTGAAGGGCAGCGACGGCAACGACTACGTGTTGAACCCTCAGACGGGCGCCCTGACCCGAGCCGTGGCCGGCCGCGACACGACCGTACGGACCATCACTGATCCGGGCGAGCGCGCCTCGCTTGGCTTGGGCGACTACAAGGGCCCCGTGCAGGTTGATGCGGACGGCAAATTGCTGGCGCCGTTCCGGCCGACCACAGAAGTCAACGTCAATCAGGGGGCGGAGAAGGCGCAGGCTGCCAAGATCGGCGGCGCCTACGGCGACACGTTCAACGATCTACAGAAAGGCGGACGCGACGCAGCGGGGCAGCTCAACACCTTCCGGCTGATGGAAAAGCTGATTGAGAGCCCGAACTTCTACTCTGGCGCTGGTGGCAATACGATCCTGGCATTCCGCCGTGCGGCTTCGGCACTGGGCATTTCTGGTGCCGACACGGCTGCGCCGCAGGAGCTTTTCGCCAAGCTCGCCAATCAATCCGTGCTCGACAAGCTCGGAGGCAACCTCGGCTCAGGCGTCTCGAATAGCGACGTGAACTTCATGGCCGCCACCACGGCCAACCTCGGCAACACGCCTGAGGGTAACCGGCAGATCATCCGGTTCGGCAAGGCATTGGCCGAGCGCCAAGTCGAAGTGGCAAAGCTGGCCCGCGAGTACGCCAAGGGCAACAACGGCTTGCTCGATGCCGGCTTCGATGATCGCCTGGCGGCGTATGCTCGAGCAAACCCGCTGTTTCCAGAGGCCACCGAGGCGCAGCAGGCAGCGACCCGTCCGGCCTCGGGCGCGTCGCCTCGTGCGCCCGCACAGGGGGCTCCCACTCCGGCGTCACCCTCGACCGGCGGCCCGCGTCAGGGCGCAACCGCCACGAACCCGAGCACGAGCGAGCGCTTGATTTTCGACAACGGCAAGTGGGTGCCCTTCACGTGAGTGAGCTTCCCCCGGGCTTTGTCTTGGACACGCCCCCCGCTAACCGGTCGCCGGCCCCCACGCCGGGAGGTTCTGGCTTGCCGGCCGGCTTCGTGCTGGATCAAACTCCTGCGGAGCCCCTTCGTCAGGGCTCAATCACAGACTACGCCGTGCCGGGCGTGCCGCAGCTCTCGACGATCATCAAGGGCGTCTATGCCTCCGCTGTCGGAGGGGCAACCCTTCCAGGGGACGTTTACGCTGGTCGTGTCGACCCGTACTCGAACGAAGGGATCGACCGGGCCCGCGACTTGGCCGGGATCGCGGCACCGCTCACCCCCGCTTCCCGAGCCGCCCTTGCCCCCATTGCGCCTGCCGCGCCGCAGGCGGTGCGGGACGCCGCCGATCTCGGTATCGCCCTGACCGCAGGCCAGCGCACGGCCGATCCGGTGCTGCTGTCGACCGAAAATGCCATGTTCGGTGGCGCCAAAGGGCCTGCTGCCCAGCGGGTCGCGCAAGAGGCCGTGCAGCGTCAACAGGAGCAGATCGCGGTGGCGAAGGGCGCGATCGGCGACATGGCCGGCCGCGGGCAGGCGGATCTAGCTCGAGCGGCGGATGCTGGCGACGCTGTCAGCCAGGGCGTAAAGCAAGCCGCGGCCGAGGCCAAGCAGGGCTATCAGCAGCGCTACAGCGAGGCCTTCGCGCAGCCTGGCGAACTTGACCCCCGCGTGTTCACCGGCGCCGCCCCGACTGCCGAGGCGGCAGCCTCCCCCGTCGTTGCGCAGATCGGCGACGCCGCGACAGCATCTCGTGTGGCTCCTCAACCTCAAGCGCCGAGCGCGCCGCTGTCCCAGCGCATCACCGAAAGCCTCGTCAATCGGCCCGAGCCGGTCATCATCGACCCGACCCTGACCCCAGCCGCCAACCGGGCGCTTGCCGAACTCGACACGGTGTCGAACCTGCAGCTCGGCACGATCGGTCAGCCGGGGGCGGGTGATGAGGTGCTCGGCGTGAGCCTGCGGGGCGTCGATCAGGCCCGCCGCAAGCTGGCCGCCTACAGCCGAGCTGCCGCCACGAACCCGGCGGATAAGCGCGCTGTCGGCGCGATCATCAACGAGTTCGACGGCCAGATCCAGAATGCGATGGAGAACGGGCTGTTCTCCGGAAGTGACGAGGCCCTCGGAGCGCTTCAGGAGGCCCGCAAGGCATTTGCGTCCTACCAGCGCACGTTCAAGCCACAAGGCGCGGGTGACGACGTCGGGAATGCCCTGCGCGCCATCATCGAGCGAGACGCTACCCCGGAACAGGTTGCGAACTACCTGTATGGGGCTGCCAAGATCGGCGCGACGGGGCTGTCTGTCCGAATGGCAGACCGTCTGAAGGGCGTGCTGGGTGAGGGCAGCGCCGAATGGGCGGCCGTTCGTCAAGGGGCGTGGCAGCGCGTTCTAGGCTCGCCCGATACGGGCGTGAAGCGCGCGAGCGACCGGATCTTCGACTTCGTGCGGGGCGAGGGCCGCTCGCTTTCCACGCGCCTGTTCTCGCCCGACGAACTCGCGCAGATGACAAAGCTCGCCAATGTGCTGCGTGCCATCGCATCGAAGCCTGGCACGGTGAACCCGTCCGGGTCCGGCAACCGGCTCGCCGCCCTGGCCCGCGAGACGTTTGCCGCGACCGCTAGCATGCTCGGTGCTTCGACGGGCGGCATCCCTGGAGCCGCCCTCGGCTATGTGGCAGGCAAGGGCGCGGGAGCGTTTTCGTCGGCTCTGGCAGCTCGGCAGGCCGAACAGCTCTTCGCTGGTCAGGTTCCCGTTTCGCTCGGCGCTCGCTTGGCGCAGGGGCTTGGTGCGGCAGGTGCGAGCACTGCGCGCCGCATACAGGCGCCCGCGGCTCAGGATGTGCTTCCGGGGGCGCTATCGACCCTCGACCCGTTCCGCCGCCTTCAGGGCCCCGTACCGGGCTATGCCGGCCAGGAACAGCAATAGCCCCCACGGGTACGGGATCAGGAGCCAGATCGCCGCCAGGATCAGTTGCACGTCGTTCGCGCCTGCCCGAACTCGTTGCGCGTCGTGCAATCTAGGCGGCTCGAGCCAGGCGGAACGATACGGAAGGGCGGCGGATCGATCGCAACCCGCGCTGGCTGCTGCCCGAGGCAACCCGCGTTGCGCATGGTCTCCAGAAGCGCGGCCCGCTGTTCGGGCGTCCGCGACTGGTCGTTGAGGGCCTGAAATCCTCGGCTGCAAAGCTGCGCTTCAGCTTCACGCGAGCGACCTGACACGCACCCGCCGAGAAGCATCGCACACCCCAGCACCACCACCGCGCGCATCATCGCCCCCGTCCTCGCGTGCGCGGCACCCTAGAGCAACCCGGGCCACTCCTGAATGGCTGATCCCCTGCCCTTTCTCGGTGCGGCTGTGCCGGCGCTGCGCCGATCCGTGATCGATCCGGTGACGGGCGCCGCGACCCTCGGGCCGCAGACTTCGCCCGGCGCGCTCGATTACCTCGGCGCATATGCGGATCTCGTCGGCAGTCGGATCCGAGATGCAGTTACGGCGCCGGCTCGCACGTACCGCGGCGAGATAGGCATCTTCGACCCGTCGACCGGCCACGTCAGCGACGAGGCGATGGGCGCTGGCGCTGGCATCGCTGGGCTCGCGATGACTGGTTCGCTGCCATTCAAAGCGCCGGCCGGCGCCATCCGCTCGTTTGGCGGCATGGCGGATAAAGATGCTTTAGCCGCCCTTGATGCCCTGGAGGCAGGGCTTGGCGATTTTCTTGCCAAGCCCGCCCAGTCGCAAAAGGGCGAGTTTATAGGCCACGGGAATTACACAATTCCTCTGCATGAGAGACGGCAACCTCAAACTGTTGACGCGAGTGCTAAATCTTGGGACTTATACCATGGCTCAGAGCCTGGTGTAGACTTTCAGAAATTTGATCCGTACTTTGGTCCGGCGCATTCAGAGCGCGGAGCTATTTTCTTCGCTCCTGATCCAGCCACAGCGTCAACATATGCCGGGACGGTTCTTGGTGAAACGCTTCCGAATGGCGCCGAGGCTGGATCTCGTGTATTCCGCACAAGTATTGACCCTGGTAAAACAGCCGTTTTTGATTTGGGGCATTTAGTAGAAAACGACCCTGTTTTTAATGCGCAGGCAAGGGAGATTATTACTAAAGAAGCTGGTAAAAATTGGGGCGTACTATATGATAACTATATTAATCAATTTCAGATGGATCGGGCGCAAAATCGCGCTACTGCAGAACAGGTCCGCGCTTTTGGCGGACAGCCTGAGCCTCCTGCCGGAGTCACTTACGCTTACGGGCACATCGGCGCTGCTATCGCGCGCGCCAAAGAGCAAGGTCTTGACACCGCTATTCTGCGCGGTCTCGCCGAGCACGGTGGCGATGATCAGGTCGTCGTCCTGACACCTAATCGGGTGCGCAGCCACTATGCGCCTGATCAACTCCTCTACGCCGGCACGCCCCTCGGCGCTGGCGTAGGCGCCTCCCTCGCCGCGCCCGGTGATAGCCGCCCCCTTCCCCTCCTAGGCGCCCTAGGCACCCGCTGACCGGAGCCCGCATGGCCTTCGTCCCCCTTTCTCTGCAGACCATCTTCGACGGTGGGTATGCGGTCCTCGACGCACGCCTCTATGCGTACGATGCCGACACCACGACACCGCGGACGCTGTTCCGTAGCTCTGCGCTCGACCCGACGTTCCCGCACCCTTTCCCGGTGCGAACGGATGGCAGCGGCCGGTTCCCTCCCATGTGGACCGGCGTCGGGAATTACGACATCCGCATCACGGATGCTGATGGCGCTGTGATGGCGGAGATCGTTGGGCTTCAAGGAGACCCCACCCCGACCGGCGGCGGGACAACGCTCGAGCCGCTGCGGCAAATCCCGACCGGCGCTGTGCTTGCGATCCACTCTGCCGGCCGGCGAGCGGGTTGGGTGCGTGCGAATGGTGCAACGATCGGCTCGGCCGCTTCGGCCGGCGTCGAGCGCGCCGACGACGATTGCTATGCCCTGTTCCTCCTGCTCTGGGATGATCCGCGCAGGGTCGTAGCCGGCGGAAGGGGTCAGGCCGCACAAGACGATTGGGACGCTGCCAAGACCATCGAGCTGCCCGACCTTCAGGGGCGGTTCGTGATGGGCGCTCTCAACATGGGAAACGCCAGCACGTCGAGCGGCCGGCTTGATGGCGGCAAGCTTTCCGACGACGGAGCCGTGCTCGGCGCGACGGGCGGCGAAGCCGGGCACGCCCTAACCGAGGCCGAGCTTGCTCAGCACGGACACGGCATCTCAGTCGATGTCGCTCCCGGCGGGAGACACACGCCGTCAGGCACAATCGGTCAAGGCGGACAGCATAACCATCAAATTTACTATGAAGCTAGGTCCATTTATGGGAGTGGCGGCAGCGGAGCGGTAAGCAGCGTTGGCAATTCTCAGATTGGTCAGTCCCCAGGTTTCACTGAAATAACAGATCCTCATACGCATACATTTTCAGGCAACGAGGTTCCCGACCACGATCATGGTGTGACCGCATCTTTGGCAAGCGCCGGCTCAAGCCAGGCGCACAATACGCTTCCGCCCTTCGGCGTCGCCACCATTTACATCAAGCTTTGAGCGGCAGCCATGCTGACAAAATTCGGCGCCGTTTCGCTGCGCGGTCTGTGGCGGGATACACTTACTTTTCCGGAGGTGAGTGACGGCACTCTGACCGATTTCTCAGTCGCACTCCTTGAGATGCGAGTGGTGCCGGAAGGATGTCGCGCAGATCGCGATGATTACGGCTGGCGTCGTGTCGATAGGGGCGACTGGGCGCGCGCCTCCCTGACCGCGACGACGGCCGGCACTGGCCAGGGCACTCTCACAGTTATCGGCCCCTCCGCTGTCCTCTTCTATTTCCCCGCTGAAATCATGCGCAGCCAGCGCCCCGGGGTTCACGAGGTATCTATCTCGGCGACGATTGGGCCGGAGACCGCTGAAATCCTTCGAGAGAAAGTCGTTTTCGCGTAGCATTCACAGGAATACTGATGCCTCCCTTTCCGCTTGCGCGCACTTACCCTCAGGATCTCCGTGGGGGCAAGGGCATCAAGGTCGGCCGCTCCGGCGCGACCCTCACCGTTGGTCTTGATGAGGATGCGCTTGCCGGAATTGGCGGCGCGGCGATCATCAAGACGGCGACTGTATCCCTTGCGCCTTGGTCGGCGTTCGTCGCAGACGGAGTTGATGAGTGCCGCCCTGCCGACATCTCCGACCCAGCTCAGCGTCAAGCGGTGCTGGCCATCACGGCTAATGGCGGCGCGGCAGGGGCCCGGGTGACCGGCCAGAGCGCCGGAGATTTGTTCGGACCTAATGCAGGCTGGATGCCTGGCGCGCCGCTCTACGTCGGCACGGGCGGTGTACTCACGCAGGCGGCTTCCACGTCAGGGTGGCGCCAGCAGGTCGCGACCGTCGTCACGGATGGGCACATCGTCGTCAATCTCGGCGAGGCGAGGATCATCGCGGCCGACACACCGATGCTCGCGGCAGGCGGCTTTGCGGCGCCAGCTGCGACTTCCGATGTTCAGCAGGGCATTGCCCTCGATCGCTACCTCACCCCGGCCCGGCTTGCGGATGTGGCGGCGCCGGGCAATCCGGTAGGCGACAGCATCACCGCACTGGCGCCGGGCGATGGCTCGACCCCGCGCGCCTTCGCGGACAAGGCGGCTGATTTCCCGTTCACGCCCTACGATTTCATCTCCAGCAAGGCCGATCGGGCCGCGGTCCGCGCAGGCGCCAACGCGCCGGACACCTCTGCGGCCATGCAGGCGTGGCTCTCCGCGTTGGTCAGCTACTCGCCGGCCACGAGCGTGAGTGCAACAATTCCAGCGGGCGAGTGGTCTCTATCCAAAGTCGCCCGCGCCTACGCCCGTAGCGCCGGAGCGTATCGGACGATCACGCTCTACATCGACCCAGGCGCGAAGTTGATCGCAGGCCCGACGAATACTTACCGTTACAAGGTGTTAGGTTCCTGGGATGTCGCGGCCAATCCAGGGACGATCAGCTCAGGAAGCGGCCAGGTTGGCGATGCTTACGTTGCAATCTCGGCGCACGACAACCTGAGCATTGACAACATCAAAAGCCTCAACGTTGGAGACACGGCGTATCGCGGCGCCCTGGGCTGGCAGAAAATCCTCGCCAAGCCTAAATACCGGATGCAATCATGGGACGCCAGCACGAACAAAGACGATGCGGGGAACACTGTTCTCATCTCCGGGGTTGGTGAAGAAGGCGACACAATTATCGTCGCTCGCGCCGGTAATGCGATCGTCGACGGCGTCGGTGATTGGGGCGTCGGAGATGAGGCCTATTTCTGCTACGGAGCGTGGCGCAAGAAGCGCGTGCGCGGCGGCACCTTCCGGGGCGCATGGGACCCAAATACGCGACAACCCGCTCTCAACAACGCCAATGGCAGTGCCGGCGATTGGTACGTCGTCATCAGTGCCGGCACCGCGTTCGGCGGCGTTGATCTTGGCAACGGCAGCTTCACTGGGCTCGGTAATAATGTGTCTTGGCAGCCCGGGGATAAGGTGTGGTGCCTTTCACCCGGGGTCTGGCATCGTTGCTTTGCCTCACCAACGCCGCAAGGCACGATCACGCCTGATGGAAGGATCACAGAGCGTCGATTTACAACGACAAATGCAAATGGCGCGACCAACAAATACTTTCCACCCGATGGGAGGACTGATTGGCCTTTTGCCGGCCAGGGCGCCTACGGCGACACGTACACGATCACCGAGGATGTAACGATCCCTGGCGTAGGGTCCTTTGTCACGGGGACGCAAGTCTATTTCGGCCCGAACGGACTGGAGGTTATCGCCGCAGACCCCAACTGGAACCGTGGTCTGTTTCATTTGACGTTAGATGAGAAAACGGCGATCTACATTGAGGGGCGGTTCTCCCCGATCAGCCGCATCAACGGCAACGCAACGCCTGAAATATCAAACGGCATTGCGCTCCGCGTCGACAGTCGCGCCCGCCCGGCCGCCGCAGGATACCTCTTTCAGGGGTCGATGTTCAGTGCAGAAACGTATTCTGAATGCGACCATCCTGACCAGGGTCAAGCACAGGTCAATGGCGGAAATTGGGAAACGGTTGTACAGACTAATAACATCTTCTTGCCGATTATCCGCAAG